GGCTATGAGATTAAACAATTATTAGTTAGTTTAACGGATAATCCGGTTGAACAAGAAAAATTAGTTTATAGTATTAAAGATAACGCTATTGTGCGTGAAAAGTTATTTACACATTTAACTAAAAATATACATACCTTTAAACATTATACTTTGGATAAGCTACAAACACCTATTTCACAATTACAAGAGTTAGCGGTGCCTGATGCATGGAAATTTCAATCTTATATAAATTTAAATCTTGAGCGTGGACTAAGCAAAGTTCCATTAGATCAGTTTAGTGCTCAAGGATCTACATCAAGATCACGAAAAGCAAAGTGACGTAATTAAAAAAGCATAAAAAAAATTGATTTCTTTTGAATTTAATGTTTAATGTTTATAGAATTAAAAGTTTAATATGGCAACATCTGCGCTTGTGTTAATGAGCTTGTTATCCAATAATAATGTTATGAGAAACATGTATGATATGGATTATTTAAAGAAGCAACAGCAAAACCGGCTTGATAAGAAGGAGCAACATGCAATTAGTGCATGTCAAGTAAGGCAATATAAAGCGTCGCTATTTAGCGGCAAGACACATAAGATGCATAATTCTTTAAATGGTGCATATTATTTTAATTATAATATTAAGAAGGAGTATAAGCGTTAAGCCTTAGTTAATATATATAAAAAAGAATATAGAGCTAAAAATCTAATTTATAGTTATTAGGTTTTTTTTCCTTTTCGACAGTATTAACTTTAAAAACAAATTGCTATATTATTTTTATAAATTGCTATATAATTTTTATAAATTAATATAATATATAATTATAAAAATAATGAGTGTAACTATTGATAGTGATGTTTATAATATAAAGCTACAAAATTTTGAAAAGCAAAATTTTATGAATAATGAAATAGCCAATAGATTTGTTCCATCTGGCGGAATAACCATGAATTTCTCATTTAGACCTGTAAATACTAAATATACATTTATGCCGACAGTTGCACCAATAGCACCTTCAACAGAACCTATACAAAATTATGGAAATTACGATGCTAGCTCTAGTTTTTTCCCTGCAACTAGAAAATTGCATTTTTGCGGATTTGCTTCTAATGTAGATCGCGAATCAACTTTGAGAAACCAATTCTTTGCTCTACAAAAAGCGGATCAAAGAGCTTATGTTCCATCTAGCACTAGCGATTTATATGAAAACAAAATAAATTTTATTACAAATAATGAAAATTTAGATGGCCATTTATTATTTAGAGAGCAACAGTTTCAAGACTTTAATCCCAATAATTTTCCTACAATTGGAAACGAATTATTTTACAATGCGACACGAGTTCAATTAAAAAATATATAATAGGTTTATAGTAATATGCTTAATAATAACACCAAATTAAAGGAAAAAAATAAAGAAAAAAATAAGAAAAAATCAAAACATATGAATGTAGTAAGTATAGATTTGGTTGAACAAATTACTGAAAACGAGCATTTAGAAAAAGAAAAAGAAAGCTTAGAAAAAGAAAGCTTAGAAAAAGAGAGCTTAGAAAAAGAAAAAGAAAAGGAGAGCTTAATATTAGAAAAAGAGAGATTAGCAAAGGAAAAATCCGACATGCAAATAAACAATATTGACTTACGCTATTTTGCAAATCAAAATCATAACCCGTGTTTAAAAACAAATAAATTAGATCAATTACTAAACAATAATTATTTATTAAAAGATATTTATGCTAATATAGAAGAAAACATAGCCACTTATAAAGATCAAATACTCAAATATAATAATAGCACTTTAGAAAAACTCATAGAAAATAATGATGACACTAAAATAATAAACGGAGAGAAATATAAGCTTTATTATTTATTATATATATTAAACCTAATAACTTATTTAAAGGATAAAAAAATAAAAAACTCTATTAAAGAAGAGCTTAAAGACTTCAATAATAACAACAATTATTGTGACGACGCATCTTTAAGTTCTTTTAATATATATAATGCAACACTGGATAATATGTGCACAAAAAAATGCATAACAAATTTAGATTTGTTTGTTGTTAGAAAAAGCTCAAATGCTAAAAGAAAAATACTTCCACAAAAACGCAGTTAAAAATATTATTTTATATTACTATATTAAATATAAAATAATAAACACTATGTATAATACATTTAAGAAAGCAAGCCGTAAATCAAAAAAAAATACGCGTAAATTTAGCAAACTTAAATGCTCACCATATCAAAGTAAATATGTAGATGGTGATTTAAAGCAATATACATGCTATAGTCGCAATAATTTGCAATTATTTAAAAACGTTTGGAATGCCAATAATAGTAATGACAAAATATTGACAAATAATAGTAAAGAAATATGGAGTTTTTTCAAACAAAAGTTGAATAAACAATGTTATGACGAATTATGTTGGTTAAAAAAAACATCGTTAAGCAAGGTCAACAATAGCGAGTTATTAGTAAAAGAAATCTTTAAGCCGTTTTCTCCTGAGAGTTGGTCGTCTAAGCCCAATACTTGGCTCTCAAGTGTTGATATAACTAAAATAATGAAACAATATGAAAAATCTCATAAATTTTTCAAGTTTATAGGGCCGTCTCCTATTGATTTCGATTCCAAAGAAATGTTTTCAACATGCGTATGGGAGCAATTATGTAATTTTAACTTGGAAACTCATATTAAAAACAATATTAGCAAAATTGGAGTAATATTTAATACCGATCCTCATAATAAATCCGGAAAACACTGGATCTCCTTATTTATTGATTTAACAAAAAAATTCATTTTCTATTTTGATAGTAATGGAACAAGAATGCCAAAACAAGTAAAAGTTTTAATAAAAAGAATAGTAAATCAAGCGCATAGTTTAAATATTCAATTGACTGTTGACGACAATGAGGGTTTTACACATCAATATAGTGACGGCCAATGTGGTATGTATTCATTATATTTTATAATAGAATTATTGCAAGAAAATAAAACATACAATTATTTTAAGACTACTCGCATAAAAGATAGCACAATGAAAAAATATAGAAAAAAATATTACAATGAAGCAAACATGAAAGTGAGTTCGGTGTTTATTGATTAAATCATTATTTATCAGTTACATGTGTCATATTCCATAATTTTTCTAGGCTCCATATAGGTGTGCGTTTATTAAGTGTCCATAGCGAAATGCGATTTACATAATGGCGACAATCGTTAATACCTAATATATATTTTTTTTGTAGAGTTTTTTCAAACTCCTCCACTTCTTCCAACGTTTTACTGGTTTCACCCCAATATATGGTTTTATTTGGAACATTTTCGGGTATATAAAATCTATATAGCTTATCAACAAATGTTAGCTGTTTATTTGAAACAGCTACACTTATAGTATTATCATTATTTACATTATCATTATTACTTAGTGTTTTAAATTCGCACTTATTTGGTTCGCAAAAAGGGCGATAATCGTATCTTAATACACTATTGTTATTTTTAAAACTAATTCCAATATGATATAAATTAAAGTCACTATTAAATCGTTCCAAATGTAAATTTACTTGAGTTTTAGGACTAATTGGCGACATAGAAAAAGAAGATCCGTTATATATTCCTAAAAATATAAGTAGCAATTTTAGCATATTATAATAATGTATATTATAACATTATAATATTTATAAATTATATTTTTATATAAATTATAAATTATAAATTATAAATTATAAATTATATTTTTATATAAATTATAAATTATAAATTAAAAATTATAAATTAAAGTATTAATTATGTACTATATAATATATTATGGCAAAATTAAATAGCAACGCAAAATTTATTAGCAAAACAACTTTAACTAGCAATGCAAAATTAGATAGCATGGCCAATTTTATAACAAGTAAGGAAAATAAAGAGGTTTTATGGAATGTGTTATATAACAATAAATTGTTTAATAATATACCCGAAACAAATTTTAATAATATTCAAATATTATTTGAAAAAACAATATTAAGAAGTTTAGATGAAAATAGAGAGATTTTGACTAATACTATTAGTGACACAAAAAATATTATTGACTTGAACAAAATTATATTACAAAATATGGTAACAACTATAGCTAATTATAAAAAATCATTATTAACTCCTATTGAAATCAAAGAAACTTTAAAAGCCGAAAAGCTAGAAGAATTTGATAAAGAACTTAATGCTAAAAAAGCGAGTTTTAATGAGCTTATAACATTGAAAAAACCCGAAGTAATAGATTTTAGCGATGTTAAAGAAGACGACCCCTTATCTAGTAATAACATGAATGAATTATTAGAAAAAATACAAAAAGAGCGATCTATTACTTTTCCTACTATTCCTCTTCCTCCTCCAAACATTGAAGTAGTTGATTTAAATGAAGGTTTGCTTATAGAGGAAGAAGAACAAATCTCTCAATTTAATGTAAACAATTCTTTAAAAAAAACACAAAATGGAGAATATTTACATGATATACATAATAAAATAGATAAGTTGTCTAGTCAATTAGAGCAACTATTAGCTAATCAAAATCTAATAATGGAGAAATTGAATATATTGAAGAGAGAATAAATAGTTAATAAAACTATTTAAAAAATAGGTGCTAAACTATTAAGGACACTATGCCTCAAATCTCTCAACATTTGAATATTAAAAATTGATTAATATATTTTTATTTTTATTGTTAGAGTTAAACATTAACAATAAAAATAATAACTAATGATTACTAGCCCTTTTCTAGATATGCTTCAAGATTTGTTAATTATTGGAATAATTTGGTCGTTATTAATGCTTAGTTATATTATAGCATATGGGCGTTTATGTTAAATATTAAATATTAAATATTAAACCTTCTCCAACCTAAATGTGCCATTATCTTGCTTGACCAACCTGCCAACAAGCAATAATTCGTCTTTCGCAAAACTATCATAATCATACAGCTCTTGCGTTTCCTTATTATACGCATATTTAATTTTATTTATTATTAATTCGTTCAATTTTAATACTTGTTTTTTCTTGTTTAATTTCATGCCCTCGTCTTTATCTTGAGCCTCTATATTTGGAGTATATATATATTTGCTTTCGCTTGGATTACCTATTACAAAACATTTGACATCTTTTTCGGTGCTTGACGCACGCGTATGAATACTGCAATCTATTGCCGACTCCTTTACACTTTGCAACAACGAAGCATTAATTTCCTCTTTTATACTCGAAATTTCATATAAATATTCGTCGCTTGTAATCACTTTTTTCTTATCCTTTTTCGATATATCTTTTAGCCTCAATTCAATAGATAAGTCGCTAGACAATTGTTGCTCGCTAAAAACCATTAAATATAAAAACACATTTACAGTTTGCAGCTCTTTTGGCAAGTCGCTATGACTACAAATACGCCGCGCTCGCCCAATAACTTGGTGAATACGCACGGGATGCCAATAAGGCTCAGTAATATGGACATAACGCACATTCTTCAAACTAATACCTTCTGCACCCGACGACGTAATCATTAGCACCTTTATTATCTGCCCCATATAATTATTCTCTGATAGCGTTTGCAATACTTTTACTAACGACGACGGAACAAGTTTCCAATTGCTATTTAACACATTTTTAATTATTTCACGCTCTTCAGGAGTTTCCGACCCGGTATAAGAAGCAAACATGGGCTTATTCATATCTTCACTGGCTACATTTAAAATGTATTCGCCGGTCTCATTTTTTTTAATCTTAAACTCGGCAAAATTATTTTCTCTCAAAACCAATTTTAAAATACCAATGCCTTCTAATGTTTTGAATTGTGAATATAATAAATGAATGCCTTTGTGGTCGTTATCAATAATATTTTCCAAAATATGTAAAAATTTGGGACTATATATTTGTAATCCTTCTTTAGATAAATATTTGCTTCCATATTTTTCAAGCTCTTTTAGCGCTTCCGCAATACGCTTACCATAACTTAGGTCGCCCGTTTTCGGATTTTCTGCATTCTTTTCTGCGTCCTTTTCCAAATCCTTAATATCATCGGCGTCATATTTACCATCAATATTGTCCAATTTTTCAGAAATACTTAGGTTATCAATAACATCTTCAGAGAGATTTTTACCTATTGCTTCGTCGTCATCTAACGACCCAATAACACCTAATGCCGCCTCTAATGTTTCATCATTATTTGGCATTGGCCGCCTTATTTCGGGTTTTGGAAATACAAAATTGCAAAATGCGCGCGAGAAAATGCGATATGTTGACACACTATCACTGTAAAGGTCGTCGCCTTGCGCGCCGGTCTTCGTTTTCTTAGACTTCTTCTTTTTATTGGAATCCTCTAATTTGCGCTCTTGAACGCGGGCTTCTTCATACACTCCAAACTGAAAGTCGCTCATGGGAATTTTAATTATTTTAAAGTCATTGCTGTTTGAATGTGAATATTTAGGCATCAATTGCTCCTGTGCGCTCCTAAAATAAGATGTTAGTCCAATTATACGCATTTTAAACATAGACGGATTATTGATCGAATTGTTTGGGCTAATAAATAAGGCCTTAAAATCGTCAAAATTATCGGGAAGAGCCTTGTACCCGTTTACATTTATTTTGTTGCCCGCAATTTTGAGAGATTGCGCCTCTAATGCATCCTTTATTTTTTGTAAAAATTGTTCACTTGTTAATACATCACTCGTATAAGCCAACTTATTTTTATTTGTTTCGGATTTAACGTAGCCAAAAGGGTTTTGCGTAATAGTGACCTCATAACTTACTGAATTGTATTCTATAAGGTCAACATAATTTAATATATTTGCTGCTTTAAAGATGCCCTCTATTTTTTCTTTTGTCATAGTCTTTTTATCTAATATTAACTTGCAATTATAACTTCTAATTGTGCCACGTAAAATGTTGAATAATATTGCTATTTCATTTGGATAATTGATTATTGGTGTGCCAGTCAATAATATAATTTTGCAATTTTCTGCGTCCATTAAATAATTGTATAGCCGCATTGATAGCGACGTTTTGCGGGATAATTTGTTTACTATTCGGCTAATAAAATTATGAGCCTCATCAATAATTATTACTTTATTGGAAAAAGGGTTGATTGTGCCGTCATGCGTCATTCCGTTTAAATGAGAGCTTCGCAATCCGTTATAACTTATAAATTGGTATTTGTAATTTATCATTTTATCTAATTGAGAATTTATTTTCTTTTGATCCTCAAAATCAAGGCTGTCATAATTAGGCTCCTTTTTAACGTTAATAAACCATGCTCCTCCGTTATTAATTATATATTCACGAGACAACTTTAATAAAGTGCTTAAATATTCAATATATTGTGGATTTTCTTTAGTATCTATAAACTCCCAAAATTGATTTTTCTTATACATGTAGTCGCCGCATTTTTTCAATTCTTCAACATAATTGTCCTTCAGCGACGCTGGTGTCAATATTAATACTTTTTTATCGTTTTTAATTCCCTCGGCAATTGCTATAGAAGAGCAAGTTTTACCTGACCCAAGACCATGATATAATAGGAGCCCTCTATATGGCGTATAAATATTTAAATAATCTCGCACAATCTTTTGATGAATTAAGAGAGAAAAATTGGCGCTATTATTATTTTCGCAACTAATAGATGCTTTACCTGATAACATGTCTTGCTCTTCTTTTAATAATTGTTGCTTATACGGCTCAAAGAGAGAATTAATAAAACTAATAAAAATCTCTCTATTATATAAATAATAACTAGACGCTTTTATTAACACATTAGGCTCTAATTTAGGTATTCTAGAACTATAAAGTGTTTTACCTATTCGAAGATCTTTTGGAATAATTAAAGTTTCGTCAATTGTTTCGGGATGCAACTTTTTGGTTTTTTCTGTTTTTTCTTGCTTTTCTGACTTGTCATGCTTATCTTGTTTATCTTGCTTTTCTGTATTTTGATCCGGTTTAGGTGTTAATCTCTCTTGTGATGGTAAATTTATTTTAGATTTTTTTAATGCTTCTGTTGACGGATCTTTAATAATTATTTTTTGTTTTGTCTTAACAATATGCGTCAAAGTATTTTCTGCATTATAAACAGCAGGTTTATTAGTTAGCTGTGATTTTTGAGATGCTTCTTCTTTTATAGTTGTGCTATGTTTTTTTGTTTTGTAATAATCTTTTTGAACAACTCCTAAATTTTCTTGAAGATCACTAAAAAATTGCTCTCTATTTATTAAGCGTTCGTTGGTTTTATCTATAATATTTGGTCCAACACCTTCGCTTGGTATTTGTAGTATAACATTGAATTGTTGCGGTTTTTTCGGTATTGGTTTTATTTTTAATTGTTCCAAAGTTTCATTTATCATTATTATATATATTTAAATAATATATAATAATAAATATATGTGTTTTTAATATTTTACTTAATGTTTAATGTTATATATATTTTAAGTGTTATAATGTATTTTATTCATAAATAAACTTCTTCGTTCATCTTCTGGAGATTGACAATTTAATAAATCTTCTGGTCTACAAATTAATAATAATTTTTCTTTACTTCTAGAAATGCTTGTATATATTGCCTTTTGTTTAATAAAAGATGCATTTGGTTCTATAAATACAACTATTGTTGTCCATCCACTTCCCTGACTTTTATGAAATCCTGTAGCATAATTTAAATCAAACTCTTCAAATAACTTATTTATTGAAATAATATATCTTTTTTTCTCATTACTATTATAACAAATTGTAACTTTTTCATCATCATATTCTAATATTTCACCTTCATCTCCATTAGCTTTAAAATCATCTCCATTATACTCATTTTCGGTTCTTATAATTTTATCTCCTACTCTAAACTCTTTATCGTAATAATTAATAGATGTAATAATTTCATTTTCAAATCCTTTTTTATTAGGATTAAATTTATCTTGAATGAGTTTATTTAATATAGGTACATTGAATATAAATTTTGTAGTACCATTTACTAATTTAGTATTGCTTGTATTATAAGAAAGAAATTTAGTATCTTTGCCTAACTTATACGTATCAATAATATTATATATATAGTTTTTTAAAACTTCATAATTTCTTAAATTATTGTATATATCACTAATATTTATAAATATAGTAAATTCATCTTTATCAAAATCATGATATGTTATTTTTTCACCGTCATTCATTTTTTTTATCATATTTAATAAACTGGTATTTTCTTGTTGTCTATAAATTTTTACTAAATTACAAGTAATAAATTTTTTAGATTGTATTAAACTTTTTAATGGATTACCAGGTCCAATAGGTGGAAATTGTTTTGGGTCGCCAATTATTAATAATTTACTATTATATTTTTTACATAATCGTAATATTAAGTTTAATATATTTAAATCTATCATTGAAAATTCATCTATAATTACAAAATTAAATTTACTATTATTAAATTCTTCATCTTCGTCATGATCTTTATAATTGATTTTGTTTTCATTATTGTATTCAATCTCACATTTTTTTTGAAAAATATTCAATAAAATTTTATGACATGTACCTGATAATCTAGAGTAATAATATTTAGATTCCATGGATTTACAAATATTACTATATGCTTGTCCAGTAGGAGCCATAATACATGTTTTATTTATTAATAATTCTTCTTCATTACAATATTTTTTCATAATATAAAGAACACATCCTACAATAGCTGTTTTACCTGATCCAGGAGGTCCCGTTAAAATTAGAAACTTATTATTTAAAATATCAAATATTGCTTTTTTTTGTATATCATCCAATTTATATTTTTTTGCTTCTTCAAACTCTGTAATAAAATTGTAAACTTCTTCTTTATCATAATCTTCATAATCTTCATTATCTTCATTATATAATTCCATAATCGCGTTAGTTAATTTTTTTTCTAAATCCCAAAAATACTTACTTGTAATATATGTTTCTTTTCCATTTACATACTTTATATACTTTTGCATTTGTTGAGAAGGATCTGGTTGTTCGTTATACCATTTTATTAATGATTTATAGTTTTCATGTGTATATTTCATTGTATAATCTTTATATTTACCAAAGTTCATTTTACTATTGCCGAGTTCTTCTAGTTTAATTTTTGAAATAATAAAATCTATTTGCATAATTTCTTCATCAATAAATAGTTTATAGTTTTTATAACTTTCCTTACATTCATTACAATAATCTTCAATTATTTTATAAAATTTTTGTTTTATTATATAAAATGAATATGAGTTACTACTATAATTTTCAATTATTACACTTTTAATTTTAGCTTCTAGTTTAATTTTAAAATCTATTTTTATTTTCCATAGCTCTTCTATTTTTTCAGCTAACTTGAAACTAATATAACTATTATTTTCTTCTATAAAGTTGTATGGATTAATAAATAACTTTATTATTTCATATTTATTATTATGTGATTTTTTTAATTCAAATAATATTTTATTTAAGGTATTAATTTTAACACTGGTATTTAGTAATAAATATATTAAATTATTAATATCTTTATTATCTAAAGTTTTTATGTATACATCTCTTTTATTTAAAAACCATACTACTTGATTATAATCTTTTACAAATTTAATAAGTTCAGATATTTTTTGATATTTTTTTTTTTCATTTATAGTCTCTAATTTTATATCATTTTTTCTTATTATTATTTTATCACTGATTTTATAATTTTCAATTGCTAATATTTCAATATTATTATTATCTAATAGGTCAATTATTGTATAAAATGTATTGTTATAAATAACAATATCGTCTTTTTTGTATTCTTTTGTAGGTATATGTTTTATAATATCTTTATACAATTCAAGAAAATTATAATATGTCTCTGTTTTGAACATAATAATATGCCATATAGTATTATATTCAAATTATTTGTCAATTTTTATAAAAATAACAGTTCATATATTTATATATAAAATATATAAATATATATAAATATATAATGAGTAAAAAAACAAGGCATAATTATGACTTTAAGAAAAGTCATACTTTAAATAAAACTAAATCAAAGCAAAATGACATGCAATCTATGCTTTTAAGTATTGATAATAATAATAGTCAAACCGGTGGTGCTAATCCGCTTCCTATATGGTTTCAAAATATATTTGGATTTAATGAAAATTTGATGTTTACAGGAAATGATCCTACTAAAATGCCTACTAAAATAGGAGATTATTTCACAATTAAAACAGAAACTATTGACGCAAATGACACTAACACTAAAGATTATCTATCTTCATTATCTGCATTATTTTCAAGTTCTAGTGGTGATACAAAAGTAACAGTGCAAAAACATACTCTAATATGTAGTGATGCTAAAACTCCACAAGGGTTTAAAGAACAATACATTGGAATGTTTGACCGGCCAACACTAGCTCAACTAGAACAATCTATTAACTCCAACAAATATGTGAAAGATTTTAATCAACTAAAAGGCGTAGGACTTACATTTAAGCATATTGCAACCCCAGATGTAGCACTTTTACACTGTGATCCAGAGAATGCAGGGGCAATATTTCAAGTTGCTAGCCAGTTCAATTGTCTTGAGATGAGAAGTGACGCTGCAAGACCAAATCAAGGTGTAACTATTTATAGCTATGATCATACACAAGGACCCGCTTGCGCTATGGCATGTCCGGCTGCACTAGTGTATCGCAACTACTTTGTTGAGCACACTAAAAATGGTGATAAACATAAAGGACAATGTGCTCATCAAATTGACAATTTAGAAGATATTAATAAAATGTTAGGAAACATGAATGAAGAATACTGGACTATGAGAAACGGCTATGTAATTATGAAGTCTGATGGAGCAACAAAATTACAAGAACTATCAAATAAAATACTCAATGGTGTTGAAAGAGAAAGTATAATACAGGCGCTACGCGTAGGCGTACATTGGTCAACGTCTGTTGTAGATAATGAAAATATAACTACAAAAAAAGAACCTCTAGATCATCGCGTATGTCAAGTATATGCATCTGCGTTACCTGTTGCGTATAATTATTCTATAAAAGATAAAAATCTATGGGCACCCTTTGCAACTTGTATATTGGAAGGTTCATATATGGCAACTCTTTGTATAGCAGCTTTAATTGCTATAAAAGCACAAACACGTGTCAAATGCTACCTAACACTTATTGGTGGTGGTGCATTTGGTAATAAACCAAATTGGATAATTGACGCAATAGAAAAAGCTCTTAAAAAATACAAAGATTATCCAATTGATGTTATGTTAGTGCATTATGAAATGATCGATCCTGCATATAGTGCAGAGTTAAAAACTATAGGAGAAATTATTACAGACTTGCCTGAAAAGTGTGGATCATCTAAATTTAATATTGGCGCATTTTTAGATTCTATTCCTTATGCTAAGAAAACAATAAAAGAAATTACTCTTCCAAATACAAGTAATAAAATGAAATTATATGCAATACAAGGCTCATTGGTTGATTTTAAAGGTGATGTTATGGTAAATGCAGCGGACGATAAATGCATTGGTGGTGGAGGTATTGATGGGGCAATAGCTAATAAGGGCGGCGATTTACTATTACAAGCACGTACAGCCCTACCTCTTATAAAAGGTGTTAAAGGTCCCACTGGAGAAGCTAAAAAAGATATTAGATGTCCCACCGGGCAAGCTAAAACAACAATTGGTGGAAATCTTAATACTTGTCTATGTATTCACGCTGTAGGACCTAATTACACTATATATAATGATAAGTGGCCCGAAGCTGATCTTTTGCTATATAGTGCATATTTTAATTCCATGAAAGAAGCATATGATCATGGATGTAGTAATATTGCCTTCAGTTTGTTATCATCTAGTATATTCAGAGGAAGCGGTGATAATGATAGAGGTCTTGAAAGTGTCATAAATATTGGTATATTAGCCGTTGTTGATTTTGCAATTATATTCGGGAATGTAGTTGATGTTTTTTTTTATGGATTTACTGACGAAGAATATAGTACATTAGTAACACTATTTAGTAAACATCAGGATGCTCTTATTAAAATTGAAAACATTGATAAAATTAATAAAGATATTATTATTAAGTTCAAAGATGCGCAAGCGAAAACAACTCCAAAGTATAAAACTCTACAATCTGCATATGATGCACTAGCAATAAAAGATGGACCAGGACCAGGGCAAGGTCCAGGAGATGCAACATCACAACAAGTAGAAATATTTACAAAGTTTGAAACCAATCTTGAAAAATATGATCCTCCATCTAATCTAGACTATACAACATTTGGGCAAATTATTGTTGAAGATCTTGAAGTCTTAAATAGAGAAAAATCAGATACCGATTATGTAAGAACCAAACGCGTAGCAATACTTGTAGATACACTTAAATTGTTTGAAACGAAGACACCCGATTATTATAAATCGGCAAAAAAAAATATGTTAAATTGGTGTAAAAAAGTAAAACCACGCAACACGAAGGGTCTTGAAGTTATAGTTGAACCTATAGATTGGGGAGAAATGGCATTAAAATGTACAAAAAAATATGGTTCAATATTTGCTTGTTTAAATATGGCAAATAGCAAAACACCCGGCGGAGGATATCAGACTGGAGCAGCAGCACAAGAAGAGAATATGTTTCGTAGAACAAATTGCCACTTTTCTATTAATAGAGATAGCATGTTAAACCCAAATAAGGATAATTCTTTTTACTTTTATAACCAGAGCTATCATGATCTAATAAGTGCTAAAGATGGTAAAAAAACATATATAGATGTAAAAAATCCTCGTATATGTATTAAAGATAAGGAGATTTATAATGATGTTAATACTCCCGAAGGTACCAAAAATATTGGATACAATGAACTCAGTGATGACGATAAATTTTTATTTTATGAATTACGTTGTGCTGCTGTACGTATAAACAATCCTATACAGTTTAATGAAACTGAAATGAAAAAAATTATTCATGCACAATTTAAAACACTTAAAAAAAATGGATTACGACATGCTATTTTAGGCGCATTTGGATGTGGCGCTTTCCATAATCCTCCTCTCGAGGTTGCTGCATTGTATAAAGAATGTTTAATGCTATATAAAGATCATTTTGATGTAATTGCTTTTCCTATTTATTATGCAGGTAATGGAGAAACAAACTATGCTAATTTTAGAGAGATACTCTTAAATAATCCAATAGATGAAAAACCTATTCGCAGTATTTTTTATAATGGAGAAGCAAGCGAAATTAATGAGGTTGTTACTCCTATTGCTGCTATTGCTTCTGCTATTAAGAAAAAAAAAACCAGCGTTAAAAAAGGTACCGAAAAAGCTGGAACAGAAAAAGCTGGAACAGAAAAAGCTGGAACAGGAAAAGCTGCAAAAGTGATAACTGGAACAGAAAAAGCCGCAAAAGTGCTAGCTGCAAAACCTGCAAAAGCTGGAACAGATGAAGCTGCAAAAGCTGCAAAACCTGGAACAGATGAAGCTGCAACACATGAAGTTGTAAAATCTGGATCACAAGAAAATGGATCAAGACAAGCAGGTAGAAAAGATTTAGCACAATCCGGTAGTGCAGACAATGGCACTGTTAATGGCAACGTCAGTGATGAAAATAATGGCACTCCTAGTCAAAGTTTTGACATTTCACCTGAAGGCAGTAACGGACAAGGTATGCTAATAGGTTTTTTAATACTATGTACATTAGGAATAGGTGCTGTGTCGTTTATAAAGTAATAATTTTAGAAATCATGAAAAAAAGAATATAGAATGCAAATATAAAATGCAAATATAAAATGCAAATATAAAATGCAAATATAGAATGCAAATATAAAATGCAAATATAGAATGCAAATATAGCAACCTACTTTTCAAATAATCTGATTGCTTGATCACACGCAATTTGTTCTGCCTTTTTCTTAATTTTATGCTCTGCCTTTGTTACAAACACCAATAATTTGTTTTGCTTTTCGAGTAATTCATGAATTGCTTTAAACGATCCCAATTGTTCAAAATTAAGTGCATTACTAATATTTGCATTATGAATATTTTGCCCAAAACAAATATAAAGACCCATAACATATAATTTGTCATTATCTTCATCGTCGTCCATTTTAGGAGTTTTCAATTCTACATAGTCAGGTGTGATTTTGAATTCTTTTTGAATAATTACTTGAAGCTTATTTTTATAATTATCATCATTATTGATTAAATTAGTCCAATCAACATGCTTTTCGAATACATTTTCTACAAAAATTTGCGCCATTTGTAATCCCGGACCGCAATTAAATACATTTGTAAACCATCCATATTCATCGTTAATAGATATGCGATTGAAGTCTAGGAAAATAGCACCAATAAATGCTTCAAATAAGCATCCCAATTTTTTCAAATTATTGCGAATATTTTTCTCTTCTGCATGCCGAGAAATAACATAATATTTGTTTAGGCCCATTTCAAGGGCTACTTTTCCAATATGCTCATTTTTAACCAATGCAATCTTTTTTTCTGTCATAAATCCTTCATCTGCTTTAGGAAAGCGTTTATATAAATAATATTTTGTAATAAGTTCTAAAACGCCATCACCAAGAAATTCAAGGCGCTCATTGGATTTGGTTTTAAGCGGTAAACAATGTTCTGGTTTATTTGCAATAACAACATTTGCCATTGCGTTTTCTAATTTAGGACGTTTTGTATAAGATTTATGAATAAAGGCACGTTTATATAATTCCATATTAAATGGTTTAGCAACAATTCCGTATTTTGATAGTAATTCTTGGACATTTATGCAAGTAATTTCTTGATTATTACTATTAAAGGGATTGAAAAGCATATCGTCATTACTTTTAAAGTTAGTTGATCCGTTATCGCTATCTGAACTAGTGTCATCTTCGCTATTAATGTCTTTTAGACAATTATTGCTATTTAAATTAACATTAAGCATTTATTATGTTATAATGTATAATGTTTTTATAAAGTATTTAAGGCAATTTTAATTTATTTTATTTTATTTTATTTATTTTTAATTTATTTTATTTTAATTTATTTATTTTATTTTATTTTAATTTTATTTTATTTTAATTTAATTAAATTTAATTTATTTTAAAAATAAAAAATAAAATAAAATCTATTATTATAAAAAGATGCCGGGTAAAAGAATTACTAAAAACTTAACAGGAAGCAACTTGTACACAAACAAGACCTGTCAATTTGGCTCGATGGCTGGTCTTAATTCAACTGTCGGTGTAAGACCTAATATTACCGGAATTCATGGTTACAAATATTTGCGCACTGCGGCCAACGGTGTTGATTGGAATACTGGCGCATCATTAAATCAGACCGAAAAAGAACAGGGCTGCGGTTTCTTAAGAACATGCAAAGATGGAACAAGGTGCTTAAAGTTCATAAACCCTAATCCAATAAACATTCGTTTTGATCCTGTTCGCACTAGAAGTTTATTAGGTTAAATTTAGGAGTATAAGAGAGAAAAAAAGAATAAAGAGGGCGGGCTGGCTAATATATTATTTTAAAACGATTTAAAATAATATTAGAAAACTATTTAATAGCTATTATTAAAATAGTCCGCTCATGCAATTATTAATTGACTTACGAGAGCCCAATAGTTTAGTTAATCTTATTATTTCATTAAACGAAGCAGAAACTAAAAATAAAATTACAATAATTCAAAAGAATTTAGATAATGGTGACTATGTTTTTTACGATGAAATAAATGATAAACCTTTATTAATTGTTGAACGTAAATCTCTAAGTGATTTAGAATCATCAATTAAAGACGGGCGCTATAAAGAGCAATCGTTTCGCTTAAACGAATTACCTATTCACAATCATAACATTATTTATTTATTAGAAGGAGCAATTATTAATTATAAAGATGTTGCTTTTAGAAGCACCTTATATTCTACATTATTTTCTCTCAATTATTATAAGGGGTTTTCTGTTATTAATACTTTAAATCAAATAGAAACAGCTACTATGCTTATAGCATTTGGTTCAAAACTAATGCGCGAAAATAAGCCATGTTTTTATAGTGAACATGTAACAAATGTAAGCTCCGTGTCTAATACTACAGAAAATAGTTGTGAAAACTATATTGCAACACTTAAAACTAGTAAAAAATCACATATAAATAGAGAAAATATATTTCAACTTATGCTTATGCAAATTCCGGGTATTAGTAGTGTATCGGCATTGGCTTTGTCTAATGAATATAAAACTATGGAAAATTTGTTGCAATCTCTCAAAGATGAAAACGCAAATGCAACTTTTGAAAACATTAAGCTAGCAAGTGGACGTAAATTAAATAAAAATATTATAGCTTCATTAAAACAATATATAAGTTAAAATATTTAAAAATATATAAAATAATTATATATTATTATAAATATAATGGATAATAATAATATAATGGATACTAATAACAATATAATGGATAATACTAATATAAAAAGTATTAAGAAAAAGCATAGCTTTAAGAAGAAAAAAAAAGCAAGGCCAATTTTATCCCAACATGGCGGAGCAAAGTATGATTTTGACAATCATTGTGGAATTCATAGTACAGGTCAGATGTCATGTTGGATGGATGCTTGTTTACAAATGTTATGGGATATTGATTGTTTGCGTGAGTATTTATTAGATCCTACTTCAGAAGAAAATATTACAAAATTACAACCTATAAGAGAAAAAACAACGAAAGATATTAAGGATCTAGTTACAAAAAATTATCCTTATTTTCAAGAACAAATTTTTGGAAATACAAATTTTAGTGAATTTATAGATAAAGATGATAAGTTTGATGGTAAAGTTGAAACTATTTTAGCGTTAAAATCTATATTTAAAACTTATAATAGTACAATAGAACAGATTAATGGTTTATCTAAAGATGAAAAAAATACAAAATTTACAATCGGTAAAGATACAGATACAGATAAAGATAATTTAATAACAGACGGCCTCATTGCTGTAATAGATAATAATATATTGCTAGGAATTAATAAGGCAGACGAGGCAAGTGAAGCCGAAGATTTAATTAATAAAATTTTTAACCTTTTTAAAGATATAGATGATAAAGATGTCATTAAATTAAGAAAATGCTTTACTACTATCCATTTACATATAGATGATAAACATGATAAAAAATATTATGAGTTACGTAATCCAAGTATAGTAATATTAAGTGGTTACAATGAAAATGAGGAAATTCAATCGTTATTAGATAAAACGTACATATATAATAAGAATAAAACTTTAATACCGTTCGAAGAAACGAAATTTATATTATTAATGATATCACGCCCCATCGTTGATAATGTATTTATATCAAAGCCGTGTTCTATCACTAACTTAATTACTATTAATAATCGCAAATATAAATTACGAGGAACCATTATTCATACTTCCACAAATGGACTTGATAAGCATGGCAAACAGAAGATGTCTGGGCATTATATTTATTGTACTTATGACGATAAGGGTGAAATAGCTGTTTTATTAAATGGATCAATAAAAACTTTATATAAAGATTTTATCGCACGTTTAACTGATGGAGATAGACTTAAGTACAAACCTGATACTAATGGTGTTTTTTTTCTTTATCAACTAACAGATGAACCTAGCAAAGCAGCTAAAGTTGATGCTACTGAATTAGCCGAAGCATTAGGTCCAGCATTTGCAGCAGTAGGAGCAGACACTAGTCAACCCGATACAAATGTAGCCGCAGCGCTCACTGCCACACTTGCGGCCACTCAGGTCGGTCCCGACGCTATCGAAGAGGCGAATATACCTGCCGCACTCACTGCTACTATCGCGGCCACTCAGCTACTTGCTCCTACTCAGCCTACTCAGCCTGCTAAGCCACCTGTCGCTAAGCCACCTGTCGCTAAGCCACCTGTCGCTAAGCCCCCTGTCGCTAAGCCCCCTGTCGCTAAGCCCCCTGGTGGGGATCTGGACGACAACGTTGATAGACAACAATTGCTTGCATCAGGTACAAAAAACAAAGTAATAAAACCACCAGGTGAAGAAAATGTTGTAGAAAAGCCTTATAGTGGGTCACTCGAACCAAGCAGTGACAGTAATGGAGAAAACATGGTTTTAGGGATATTATTAGTTATAACATTAGCAATATCAGGTGTTTTATTTGTTCAACATTAATTTGCGCAATATAAATAAATAAATAAATAAATAATTGAATTATTAAATAAACAAATAAGTTTATTTAATAATATGAGTTATATTTTGGTAATTGTCGAATCGCCTGCCAAATGCGAAAAAATAGAGAAATTTTTAGGATCTGGTTACAAAGTAATCGGCTCATACGGTCATATTACTCATCTCTCTAATTTAGACCAAATAGATATTAAAAATAACTATAAACCATGTTTTGCTATTATAGAAACCAAAAAGGCGCAAATTGAGAAAATGCGCAAAGCAATAAAAGGAGCTAAAGAAGTTATATTAGCAACAGACGATGACCGCGAAGGCGAAGCTATTGCATGGCATATTGCGCAAGTTTTTGGACTAGCATTAGAAACCAAGCGAATTGTATTTCATGAAATTACAGAGCGCGCCATTAAACATGCGCTAGCAAATCCAAGAACGCTAAATTTAAAATTAGTATATGCTCAACAAGCAAGGCAAATTTTAGATCTAATTGTTGGCTTTACAATTACACCATTATTATGGAAATACATTGTTTCAAATGCGAAAAATGCACTTAGCGCTGGGCGCTGTCAAACACCGGCCCTTCGCCTAGTATATGATAATTATAAAGAAATCGAAGAAGCACCCGGAAAGTTGAGCTTTAACAGTTGCGGATATTTTACAAGTAAAAATATTCAATTTACACTAAATAAAAATTTTGAATGTCACGAAACCATGAAAGATTTTCTTGAACAAAGCAAAACACATAAGCATGCTTTAACTAAAGCAAAAGAGCGCGAGCTAATTAAAAATCCTCCTTGTCCATTTACTACATCGGGACTACAGCAAGCAGCAAACAATGTTATGCATATTTCACCAAAAGATACTATGATGTTAGCGCAAAAATTATATGAAGGCGGATATATTACATATATGAGAACAGATTGTAAAGTATATAGTGAAGAATTTATAGAAGAAGGCAAAACTTATATAACCGAAAAGTATAGACCCGAATATATTCATCCTGAATTATTTAAATTAATTCAAAACAAAGATAAAGGAGAGGCTGAAAAAGAGGCTGAAAAAGAAGAGGCTGAAAAAGAAGAGGCTATAGAAAAAGCTACTAAAAAAACCAAGGCTAAAAAAGAAAAGCCAGATAGTAAAGACAATAGTAAAGACAATAACGCACAAGAAGCCCACGAAGCAATTAGGCCCACGCATATTAATATTGAAGACATTCCAACGAACGAAGAAACATTTAGCGCAAAGCATAGAAAATTATATAAATTAATATGGACTAATAGCCTAGAAAGCATGATGGCCCCCGCAAAATATTTACAATTAGTTGTAAATATAAGCGCACCACATGACGCTGTCTATAAATATTGCGCATCAGAAAATACATTTCTAGGCTGGAAAGCCGTGTGCGGATTAGAAGAAGAGAAATATTACGACTATTTTAAAAACATGAAAGAAGACCTTATTAGCTATAAAAAAATAACTTGTAAGCAAACATTGAAAGACTTAAAGTCGCATTATAGCGAAGCTCACTTGGTTCAATTATTAGAGCAAAAAGGTATTGGTCGCCCATCAACCTTTTCATCATTACTTGAAAAAATTCAGGAACGAAATTATGTAACAAAGCAAAATGTAGACGGTAAAAAATTGGAAACCCTAGATTATACATTAATAGAAACTAATATAATAGAAGAACGCGGATCTAAAGAATTTGGCAATGAGAAAAATAAATTGGTAATAACACAAACAGGAATATTTGTAATCGAATTTTTGATTAAGTATTTTAGCAAGTTATTTGACTACGACTATACTAAGTCCATGGAAGATGAGCTTGATAATATTGCGCAAGGAGCGAAGCCATATTATGAATTATGTGGTGAGTGTTATGGTTTTATTAACGACTTAATAAAAACAAACAATTTAGCTGCAAATGCTAGTTCTAATGCATTAGAAAAAATACAAATAGCAATAGACGCTAAACATACTTATTTAATAGGAAAACACGGACCAACTATTAAATATACAAAAGAAGACGGAACACTCGGCTTTTATGGAGTTAAAAAAGATGTTGACATAACCAAACTTAAAGCCGGACACTATAAATTAGAAGAAATAATAGAAACGAGCGAAGAAAATAGCAAACTTTTAGGAAGCTTTCAGGACCAATCAGTATATTTAAAAAGAGGGAAATATGGCTACTTTTTAGAATGCGGAGACCTGCGTAAATCTCTCAACACAGTTAAAATAAATGTGCCAATTAAAGAAATTAAAATAGAAGATGCAGTAAATATATTAAATGATCGCGTTAACGAAGGCAATAGCTTAGTTCGTAAAATCTCAGATGACTTGGCAATTAGAAAAGGAAAGTACGGAGATTATATATTTTATAAAACACAAGCTATGAAAAAGCCACAGTTTTTAAAATTAAACGAATTTAAGGATGATTATATAACTTGCTCATTAGAATTTTTGAAATCATGGATTAAAGAAAAATACGGACTATAGTTATAGTTATAGTTATTGTTATAGTTATTGTTATAGTTATTGTTATAGTTATAGTTATAGTTATAGTTATTCTACTTTATTATTTTTAGATGCCCAATAATTGTCTCCATAATTAGTAAAAAATTCCTCACCATTTGCTATATCTTTAGTAGCATACATTGTTACGTTATTATCATCATCTGACACGATCCAACTACAATTTTGCTTAGGGGTCGAATGATTTATTAAACCGCAATATCCAAGAGCTAATAAGCTATTATTTACTGTTTTGTCATGCGGAGTGAAAAAATATGTATGTAATATATTTTTATTATCTATTTCAGTTCCATTTGTCTTTAGTGTGGGGCAAACTTCTATAATGTCGCCTTTTTTATAATTTTTTTTGGCAAAAAGCCCGCGTTCTCCTCTTCCTAAACCTTGAGCTTGTGATACAGTATAATTAAGACTATTGTTAACATTATTAAGGTCAGGATCGGATTTTAAATCATCAATGGAATACAAGTTAGACAACCCTTCTGATTTTTTATTTTGATTTATAAATGAAAAAAATAATATAATAGCTATTAAAATAGGTATTACTATTTTAGCATTTTTCCTTATAAAATCAAAACGCCTATGTTTCATATATATAAAAAAATATTATTTAAAAATATTGTTAAAAACTATTATTTAAAAATATTGAAAAAAACTATTATTTAAAAATATTGTTAAAAACTATTATTTTAAAAATATTGTTAAAAACTATTATTTTAAAAATATTGATAAATAATAAATGTGGAAAGCCTTATTTATTATTGCGCTAACAATGTTGGTTTTAGACTTTAGTTACTTATATTTATTCAAAGATTTTATGCTACCAATACTAAAAAATGTACAAAAAGCCGACGTTAAAGTTAATATTGGATCAGCATTAGCATGCTATACAATATTGGTTTCTGGACTATATTATTTTATAATAAGAAAAAAGGCACCTCCCCGCGATGCGTTTTTATTAGGCGTCCTTATAAATGGGGTATATGAAACAACAAATTATGCTTTTTTTAAGGATTGGTCTCCTTCCTTAGTGCTATTAGACACATTATGGGGCGGTATTTTACTTAGCACGACAACACTAGTATACTATAAAATTACTAACTAGTTTATTTTACGCGTTCTAATATTTGCTCATTATTGGTATAATCCATACAAAGCTCACGCTCGCGTTACCCCTTCTCTGAGCGCCGCTTCTATCCAATGCATACTATGATTGGATTGATTATTTGCATTGCTATTTACAGGATAAACAATGTTATTTACATTATCACTATTTACAGGATAAACATCACTATTTACAGGATAAGCATTTATTTGAATACCACTAATGTCATTAACTCGTTCATAATGTCTTACTAACGCGCTATTAATATTTTGGGATAGATTATGTTGTTCATTAAATATTTGACGTTGCTCATAGATCCAAGTATTTCTGTTATTATTCGTATTTGCTTGTGTTCCTGAATTGTGTATATTATATAGTCGTTGCAGTCCATTTACCAACCTTAAATAAGTATGCTCATCAATAGCGGAAGAAATAGTATCTAAATCATCAATCATAGTATGCATTGTTGATAAGAATTCTTGATTTTGTGGTGCATTAATGCTATGACCGGTCATATTATGTTAGTATAATGATTAATGTTTTCATAAAAAAAATTGTTATCAATTTTTTTTAAGCATTTTTTTTATCATGTTTTTATATCATTTTTTATAAACTTATTTTATATATTTAGTAAAAATATATATTAGTTTTAAAAGCTAAGCATGCGTTTTTTTAACTACTGTTCTAAAACTAAATTATTTCTTAGTCTTTTATTGAGCAGAAATTATAATTCTGTTACTCGTGTATTGCCTTCAAAATATTATTCTATTAAAACTATAAAACAATATTACTACAAGCACAATATTTATTATGACTTATATAATGATTTTTGTAATTGCAGCGATGAATGTGATTTAAATAGTTTTAATAGTTTAAATAGTTTTAATAATTTAAAATATACTAAATATAATAATCTTAGTGCAGAGCACATATTTCCTCAATCATTTACAAAATATTATAGCAAGGCAAATAAAGACATGCACAATATAGTTTTAACAAATTATTATACAAACAATTTGCGTAGTAATAAGAAATTCTCTCATGAAACACTAAATCAAAAATATTATGTTCCGTGTAATTATTCTCGCGGTACAATAGCCAGATCACTTGCATATATGAAATATAGTTATCCATTGTTAAATCTCTCAAATGTTATAGATAATAACATAATATTAGCATGGAATGAGTTATATCCACCAACAGAACTTGAAGTAAAGAGAAATAATATAATATTTAAGTATCAAGGCAATAAAAATATATTTATTGAAGATTATAAAATATTGACACAATTTATTAACAATAATTTTGAGTTATAATAATTAAAATTTTTTATTTTTATTTTTTTTAATATTTAGCATTATTTTTAAATTTTTACAATTTATTTTATATATTATTATATATAATAAAATGTCAGGAAAACAGCATATTTCAGAAGATATTGACAGTTTGACTGCCGATGAGTTGGTGGACCATTACACAGAAGCGAGGATGGGGGTAACGAGGGCGAAGACGGGGTTGGCGCAGGCATGGGCAGCGTTGGCAGAGGCCGAGGCGGCGGCAAAGGACAGAATAGCAAAGCAGAAGCTACATGAGGCGGTAATAGAGGCAAATGAAGACGTGGGTATGGCGGATATTATCAGCATGTCGAAAAAGGATAGAAGGGCAGATAGGGTGAAGGAGCGGGAAAGAAGGAGCAAGGATAGTCATCATCCATACAAACCTACAACAAAAAAAACTGCAAATGAATTAAAAAGATTGCAAGGTTTGCCTTCGGGACGTTCATGGGATGAATGGGAATCATTGGAAGATAAGCCCGGTAGTAGTAGGGATGCCAGTGGCAGAAAGTTATATAAAACTAGGAATAAAAAATCTAGAAGAGGCAGACGAAGCAAAAGAAGTAGAAGAACTAGAAGAGCTAGAAAATAAAAACTTGATTTAGGCACTATTTCATTAGGCACAATTTTTTATGAACGCGGATAAACAATTCTATGAACGGGTCCTCCATAATTATTATTATTGTTATTGTTATTGTTATTATTATTATTATTGTTATTTGTAGAAGAAGAAGAATTAGTGACCATCCGTCCGAACCCCGTTAAATAATTAGCACTACTATCATAAGTATATGATATACTATCATAAGCATATATAATTCTAGCACTAGTATTAGCAGTCGCATTATGATTAGCGCTAGCATTATGATTAGCAGTCGCATTATGTATGCTATATAACATTTGTAAATCATTTACTAATGTTAAATAAGTATTTTCTGGAATAATAGGCGCTACATCATCTTCTAAGACTGCTAATATTCCTTGTAGTGTTGTTAAAAATGTTGGATTTATGCTTTCAATGTAGTCATGTCCAGGAGACATTATTATTTAATAAGTAAAAATAATAAATAATAATGTATAATATCAATTTTTATTTTTGCAAGTTTTATTCGAATATTCATAATTTAGTAATTTCTAATAGCCATTCATATATAGCATTATTTTGTTTTTTAGTTTCACAATATTTTGTTCTATATTCTATTACTTTGTATTTATTATTTTCAAGCCATATTTTATTTTTTATTAATTTTTTTGATATTTGAGAGAATATTCATAAAACTAATCTGATATTGATTGCTCGTGCTCGACTGGTCTAGTCCAAAATCCACCACTTGCTTGAGGTGTAATAACAATTTCTTCATCTATTAATGGTAAATCAATAGGTATTAATTTATCTCCCTTAACTTTTGCTAATGTCGATGAACTCTCAATCAATTTTGTATATATATTATAACTTTTTTCTAAATAATCTTTAGCAGGTATCGGGCGATTACTTTTATCTAAACTTAATGTTTTATATATATCTATTGAAAGTAGGTAATAATCTCTCTGCGAAATCATATCGTTCTCTAGTCTTTTTTGTATCCCTAAATATAACTCAATACTACCTATTATACCGCACGTTAATGCTATTAATGAATTTGTTAAACTAATTGTTCCTTGATACATATAAGGTTGAAGACCTACAGCAAATATGCTATTTATACCATTTAATATAATTACTGGCATTCTGTAATATTTGAGAGATGATTGTAATTCAAAATAGCGTTGTTTATGTAACTTGCTCAAAATAACGCAATTTATCCTAATATTATCTAATACTTTATCAATATCCTCGCTCCAATCTG